TCGCAGTATCATCTGAAGCTTTTTGAGCTTGCAATGCCAGCTTCATTCTTTCCTGCTCGTTTTTTCTTTTCTCAGCTTGTTGTTTAAAAATAAATCCAACAGCTGAACTACCTAACATTGTTAAAACATCAGGGGTTAACATATCAAACATCGTCAGTTCTCCTCATCAACATCTGGTTTAATGGGGAGATGATCTCTTGGATGATGATTAGGAAGATTAGTATAGATCTTTAAGTTAACAGGCGTACCCATTTCTTTTTCTATTTTCCACATATAATAATTTTCAGCTGTGGTAAATACAAGCATAGTTAATAAACTACCAGAAAAGATTCCTGCAAAAAAAGATACAAACTTTTTCTTAATCATTTTTTATCCCCTTTAGATTTTGTGGTGAATACTTTGACAACCTTACGCAAGATGCTGCCTTTTTGTTTACTTTTATCTTTATTACAATTACATCCCATACTTACATTTTCTTTTTCTTAGCAGGTTTTTTACCAGCCATTTTCTTTTTACCCATTTTCTTTTTAGTACCATTCATTTTTCCACCCATTTTTCCACCACCGTAATGTGAAGGCATAACTATACTCCTTGTAAACCTTGAAGAGTTTCTGCTACTCCTTGACCACCTGTTTGTTCTAGGTCTTGAGTAGCTGCTTGTTGTGCAATATTGCCAGCAACACCGCCAGCTTGTTGCATAAGAGATTGTTGCATTTGCATTTGAGCTTGCTGTTGTTGTTGTTCCTGCTGCTCTTTTGCAATTTCATCTTCAGATCTAACCCAATTAGCTGGATTAAATCCTAACGTACTAACTAAAGCGTTAGTAAACTCTGACCATTTAAACGTAGCAAGAGATTCTGGTGGTAAGTTACGCACCATCTCTCCTAGTTGCATAAGTTTTTGTAAATCAGATTCTCGGTTAAGTGCTTGTAGTCCTGTAACAATTTCTACATTTAAATTGCCTTCTTCGTTAAAGAATTGTTCATACAATCTAGGATCAATAGAACCATCATCAACCATAAGATATACAGTTCTATTTAATATAGGTATAAATAAATCTCTAGCAATAGCACTAAAAGCACCACCTAAAACATTCTCAAGTTCTTGTCCTATTTTTCTTACAGCAGTAGCAGTAACACGATCACCTTGTGGCATTGCAGCCGAATCTAATAGAAACGATTTACCCAATTCTTGACGCATGTATTGTACTGCTGCACTAAGAGCTTGAACTTGAGGTGACATAGTAGCAGCCGGACTAATAGCTTCAATATCTTCCCGCCTCGCAGCAATCCATTGACCATTTTCAGCCACACCTACATCATCAATATCAGTAATTCCTGACGGATCTACAGCCATCCAAAAAGTAGAACTTGCAGCCATACCTTCTATCATAGCTTCCGTATAATTTTCTAATGTTTCTATATCTCCTATAAGATCTTCACAATGAGATCTAGCATAGGGTTCTCCTGCTATAGAGTTCCATCGTAATACAGCGAGTGGAAGAACATCATACTTACCACTCTCTATAATATCACCATTTAATTCTTTTTGTACTGCCCATTCATCATTGTCATCTTTATAGATACGATTATATTCTACATCATATCCTAACTTACTATGGTATGTACCACTTGTATATTCTAAATCTATATTAGGATCATCAGGTCCTTTAGCTACAAACTCTAAATAAATAAGCTCTAACAAATCTCCATTAACATTTCTTCTTGCTACATAATGATCTAATCTAATATTTCTAAATGTATAATCATCTTCTTCTACAATTAATACATCGCCTACAATAATACAATGTTGCAATGCTTGAAATAAAGTTTCTCTTAAGTTTTGACTTGTTAGTTTTTTATATACTTGATAGCTAAGATTATTTAAATATACTTGAGTATCTACAGAAGGTTCTTCACCACCTTTTAAATTAAATCTAAAGAAAGGAGAATCATCTAAAGGAAGCAATGCATGTAAAACTCTGGAAGCCATAGCAGTTACACCACGAGAGGCTACCGATGAGTATGGTTTATTTAAAGACATATCATCAGAGTATCCCTCTGGAGGGAAAACAGATGGAATAGTTAAATAAGAACAATGCCTTGCTCTTTCAAGCTTAGCTCGTCTTAACCCATCTAACTTATTAAATCTTTCTGCTATAGTTTTTTCATACATTTAGTTACTCCGGCTTAGGAATTTGAACTGCATCAGGTCTATCACGATAGACACTTTCTACTGCTCTCATCCCTGCTGTTTGTTGTTCTTCAACTTCAGTTTGAGTTCTAGCTTCTTCAACTTCAAGCTCAGCTAGTCTTCTCTTTTCTGCTTCTTCAGCAGACCTTTGTCTAGCAGCTCTAGCAGCTTCTCTTGCAGCTTCTTGAGTTTCCATTCGAGCCATTTGCTCTCTTGTCTCAGCTTGCATCATATCAAACTGTCGGCGTTGTTGTGCTTCCATTGCAGCATAATCAACTCCACCACCACCTTTGCCTCCACCCATTTTATTTTACCTCCCTTTTACTTGTTGTTTTCTTATGGACTTTAGTTTGTTTATTACGTCCCGTTGTCCCCCTCGAAACGCCCACTCCTCCCTTGTCGTCAGATTGCTGTACTCCATCGGTGGATACAGTAGATCCAGTTCCTTTATCACTTGTTCTTCTATCAAGGGCATCCGTTCTTTCAGAGATTTTTTGGACATTTTGCTCTAACCTTTCTATTTTATTAGTTAGTTCTTGTACTATCCCCATTAAATGTTTTTCAGTTTGTGATAAAGCTCGACCAGCCCCATACATACTTCTTATAAATGCTTGTGTATTCATTGTTTCTTTCTCCTTGTTTTTTTCTTAGGGGCTTTACCAGATGTCCAAGCTTCATTCTCTGGAGTATTTGGATCATCAGCCATATAAGTACCATTCTTTTTCCTTCGTCTTATATTAGTTTCTTTATACCCTAAGCGTTCTTCCATTCTATCAAATACTATATCAATTAAATCCCCCATAGGTGTACCATTTATAAAACTCATTTTAAATCTCCTGTTAAATCGGTAATCTCACAACCACCTGCACTACAAGCAAGCTCTTTGCTATTAGTTGTAGTATCTTCTTTTTCATAATTTTTTAATTGAGTCCAATCAATATCAATTGGTAAATTATCTTCCATCTCAAGAAAACTTTTATAATCTTTTATTTCTTCAAATGGAGCTTGATCATATACATGATCTTCTTTTGGTAAGAAAGATATTCCACTTACCCAATCCCAATTATTCCAAACCCAGTTTCCTATTTCTAAAAACTCCTCATTAGAGTAAGAGATAGTTACACTTGGTTTATGATCGCACCAATGTCTTTGATATATTAACCAAAGATTTAAATGGTTTAATGCACTAATATCTTTTTGTGTTTTAGAACTTAATGGAGAACTAATAGGAAAAGAAAACACGGTAGTACTATGTGGTCGCATACAACAATCTTCATGTGGGATACCTTGATCAGACATAAACTGTGTCATTGGATCATTCTTATCCATTCGTACTCTTCTAATATATTGTTTACTATATCTTGGATGCATTCCTGAAGATGAGCCAGCTACACAACTGGTAGTTCCACTAGGCTTAACACAAGTAATAGCTGTGCTTTCATTAATACCTAATTTATTAGACCATATCTTGTTTATATGTTTAGCACATTTCTTCAAATCAATTAAAGTATTAGGAAGATCAGGATTATTTACATCACTAAAAAATTTATTATCATATATTCCAGTAAAAGAAACTCCTAGTAATCTTTCCTCATCACAATTTAATCTCCATTGTTCATCTAAATAAGGAAATCTAGTACAAGCAGATTGAATAGTTCCAAAAATAGTAGCGGATCTAATTTTACTAGTAATAGATTGAATCGTATCGTCTGATTTAATTACAATCTCTGATAAATTACAAAATTGTTTATGTCGAAGAATAATTTCAGAACAAGGATTTGTTCCAAATTTATAATCTGAATCTCGACCAGCTAGTTTTGCTATAGTTTTCATTGATTCTCTATTGCATATACCTCTTTCTCCTGATTTAGAATTGTACATCTCTGCCCATTCTTCTAAGAAAGTAGAGAAAGATGGTTTATTATTATACACAGCAGAGTTATTAGCTAAAGATCTATGCCCTGCTGATTCCCACCAAGGTCCGCTCTTAGCTCTTGCCATGCTCTTATCTTCTAAATCACTAAGAGAAATTAAAGCGGATCGCCTGACAGCACCTGCTATTACAATCTCTCCAATCATACACACAATATCATGTACTTCTAAGCTAGATAGCTTGCGTCCTTTGGCATTGTGAAATGTATTAGTAACAAACTTAAACAAACGAATCAAGGGCTCAGGACCCGAAGCTCGTCCTCCAAAAGTTTTAAGTCTTGCTCCTGCGGGTCGAACCTGAACCGTATCCCATGTTGGATGAATACCTTGATACAAGTACCAGACCAGCTGTTCTAACGACTCAGCCCACCCTTTTCTAGAATCTTTAACTATAATCTCTATAGTTTCTACTCTTTTAATAACATTTGGTATTTCAGGGAGCTTGGCAATCTCGTCTCTTTCGCAAGAGAATCCCACACCAGTTCCACAACAAAGAATATATAATATTTGTGAAAATATTGAAGGATCATTTACAGCCACATAACTACAGTTATATAAACAAGTGTCATCTACTTCCGCAGCAGCTCCAGCAGTCATCAATGCTCGCATACTAGGGAATACCTCACGGTTTAACAAATGTTTCTTAGCATCCTGAAGATCTGGATCTTCTGCGTCTAGGTCAAACCTATTAATAAAATAATTAAAATATCTATTAACACATTCTTCCCAAGTCTCTCTTCTCTTCTCCTCCTCTAGCCACCTACAGTATTTACTAGTAGCTATGAAGTCTTCAAATAAACGGCTCAATGTTATTCTCCCTTTACCCAATTATGTGGTTTCCATAAATTAATACTATTATCTTTCTTGTTATATTCACCATCCCGAAGGATACGAACACACCAAGCCATAGACATAGCAAACTGACCTGTAGTCATGTCACCATAATCCTCCGCTGGATTAGGTCGTGTTTCATTATCATATAAATTAAAGATATTCGACACCCATTCACCCTTAGCCCAATCATTCAGATACTTTTCTGCCTTCTTAGGACCAACTCTCCAAAGTCCGGGAATGCCGTCTGTAGAATCTCCTGTCATCCATTGTTTAAAAAAGAATCTATCAGCCTCTTCTTCTTCTATGAATACAGGCTCCTCTTCTTTATCAGGGTTCCAATGCCAACCCGGCACACCTCGTAGATCTTTATCTATAGTAACTGCAATAGCTGATCCGTTGCTTGCAGCCAATCCCATAAGATCATCTGCTTCTAATTTATTTACAGCTTTACAGTCCGCATTATCATATAATATCTCTACAGAGTAGCCTAAACAATCTGGTTGTGCAGACCCATCTCTATGTGCCTTGTAACGTGACCAATGCTCACGCCTAAAGTTTTCACTCCTTGGACAAGAAAAAGCAACGATAGTTTTCTTCACACCATGAGGTGTCCATCGTTTAATATCAAGGCTTAGTCTATCCTCTAATGCATCTATGCCCTCAATATCTGCCCAGAATGAAGCTTTATATGCTAATATATCTCCATCTAATACAGCTATCTTAGGCTTCTTCATCTATATCTCCAAATAATCTATCAATTAAATCATCAATAACAGACTCAATATCAGGTATACGTTGTTCTCTTCTAGCTTTACATAGCTCACAAGAGCATTTACTTTCTGTTTGACATTCTAAACCTAACCAAAATTTTATCCTCCTGATAACCATTTGTCGCAAGTTCTCTTCGGTAGTTTCGTTAATAAGAGTAGTAGTAAATAAGTCCTGATAGTCAGCCCTACCCATGTCTTTTGATACCGACAGCAATTCAGACTCGTGCGTTCTCCATGCTGCGTCTGCATTTTCCATCGTTCTAGATCCCGCAGTAACAAATATTTGTATCGCCTTGAGTTTCTTACCTTTGGATAGTTCGTTAAGATATCGGCAATCATCCACAATGACAAGTCTCTCCCAATACTTTTTCCCTTCATTTAAATCATCCATTTCTTCTGATTGAATCTGTTGTAATTTTTTATACCATTGATTAACCCAATAGTCTGGGTCATCATCTCGCATAATCTTGCCTAAATGTTGGCAAT